CCCATAAGCTCATACGCTCGCCGCGTCCGGCTCTGTAACTTCTATATTTTGATCGTTCGACAGCTTGCAATAAAGGCTAATATCATCGGTATAGCCTTCGTAGTTGTCTATGCGTTTAATGTCGTAGAACTTGCCGCCGTACTCCACCAGCATTTCCGTTGTTACGTCGGTTCTATGATTGACTGTGAAAACAACCTCTTCCGCCGCGTTCACCATTGCGGAAGCGTAGAACTCGCTTCCGGACAACTGCCGATAGTAAGCCCACAACGTCCCGCTATGGATCGGTCGCCATTCTTCCGTGTTGAACCCGTGTTCGTTTGTCGTGCTTGTAAAAGCAATAATGCGGATTTTCTTATCTTTCAGCTTCATTCCTGCCGCTCCCTCCGTTATAGCGTCCGTATATATTCTTCGTATTTCTCCGTTAAACCTACATAAGCGTCAAGCAGGCTTGCCATGCCGTCTATGCGCTGCTTTGCGGCTTGATTTTTGACCGGAACAATATTGCCGTTTACGTCGGTTTTAACGCCTGTGTTTGTCAAACACCATTTCAAGATCGGGTGATTGTTATAAACAATCCGCTTTGCCTGCAAGTCTGCACCCATGTTCTGCATAGGAAGTGAAAGCGTTTTTGCGCCCTGTATGCAAGGGATCATATTAAACCCGCTCGCCTTCATTTCCTCAACCCAATAGCGGGCGCTCCATGCGTCATAGTAAACCCAAGCGGGAACAATCTTGTATTCCGCCGCCATTTCCAAAAACCACGCCGTTACGTCCTTGTAATTGATCGTGTTTCCGGCGCAAGTGCGCAATAGTCCACGATCCCGCCACTTGTCATAGGGTATCTTTTCTTCCGCCACGCGGCGCTCTAACGTTTCTTCCGGTATCCAGTACATTTGCGCAACACACCGTTTCCCCGTGTCCTTGTCGATCATCAAGAGCGTTGCACACGTCAAATCAAGCGTTTTCGACAGGTCAGCGCCGCCGATCGCAAACTTGTTCTTGAAGCGGGCAAGATCGAACGTTTCCGCGTTGTCTATGTCCTCATAGGACAGCCACGCCGTGCTTAACGTATCCTTGATATTGAAATCCTTTACCAGCAGGCCGCGCAATTCGTTAGGGTTATTTTGTGCGCGGGCAACCTTTGTTTGAAGATCATCTATTTTCTTGATCGTGCCTAACGCGGGGTTTGCCTTCTGCCATGCCTCCGGCTGCGTCCATTCCTCGCGGCTGTCAAGCTCATAGAGGATTGGAAGAAACGTATCATCTTTGAAAACGCCGTCGACGATATTGCAGGCCGTCGCATACATTTCATCAAAGATGTTTTCGCGGATCGTTCCCGCCGTCGTTATCATAATCAAGAGCGGCTGGCGGCGGGCGCTCTGCGATTGCTTCATAACCTCGTATAAATTGCGGTCTTTAATGCCGTGCAATTCGTCGATCACAACGCAATGAGAATTTAGGCCGTCCATGCTGCCGCTGTCCTTGCTCAACGCCTCCATTTTTGAAAACGTGTTTGCAAAGTATAGATCGCCCTTGCGCTTGCGTACAAGCTCGCGCAACTGTGGGCTTTGCTTAATCATGTTATAGGCCTCTTCAAAGATAAGCCGCGCTTGATCTCGCTTTGTGGCAACGCAATAGATTTCCGCGCCCGCTTCACGGTCGGCGATCATCATATAAAGCGCAATGCCCGCCAGCATGGTACTTTTGCCGTTCTTTCGGGCAACGTAGAACATTGCTTCGCGGTACTGCCGCAAGCCCGTTTCTCTATCGACGAACCCGAACAGCGCGGATATGAAAGCCTTTTGGAACAATTCAAGCGTTACAGGCTTGCCCGCCCACTCGCCCTTTGAATGCTTGCAGAAGCGTTCTATAAACTCAATCGGGCGCAAGGCCTTCTTTTCGTCAAAGATATACCGTGCGCCCGCTTCCGGCGCTTCGATCCGCCGCGCCAGCTCTTCATAAACCTTCCGAACCCTGCGCGAAACAACGCATTTACCGCCTTCAATCTCCCTCCAATATTCAAGAATGTAATTCAAGGT